AAATCAAATCCTAATATACCTATAAGGAATCAATGCCAATTCAGTTGGTATTGTGATGGCAAGAGTGATAAAGCCAGGCAAAAGAAAGCATGGGAGGTTGCATTACGAGTGGCAAATGGTGTTTACTATGGTAACATTGATGATGTCGTTCAAGGGGCGACTCACTACCATGCTCACTATGTCCAGCCTAGTTGGGCAGAAACTAAAACCTATATAACAAGAATTGATGACCACATATTTTATAGGTGGGATATCAAAAAACAGAAAAGGAAATAAAATGGGTACTTTTGATATTAATAAGTTCGATATTCGTAAACGTGCTTATGATGGCAAACACGTCATTTGGGCAAAGAAACGCTATGTTCATGGTGATGGCAAATTGCCTGACACTTTCAATGGCATACCTATTGTCGTTGTTAACTCACATCATGAAGCTGTTGAGTTCTTAGAAAAAGCTCAACGACACGCTGACAACTATAGAGAGGTTGCCAGTAAATATGGTGTGCCTGACGAAGTTGAATCATTCGTGCTAGGTGATTCATATGTCTAAGTTCACACGAAAACACTACGAGGAGATTGCCAAGATAATTGGCAACTCCAACATATCTTTTGAAGACGTTAAGTTGCTAACTACTTACTTCAAAGCAGATAATCCTAAGTTTGACTCTAATAGATTTATGCACGCAATCGCCAAGCATAAAGTCACAGAGTTTGAAAGAGTCGTAGGTAATTCTGTTAATAGAGACCAACTGCAACCTTAGTCTTATTCACAACTAATACCTCCAGCCCTGCCTTGTTTGCACAAGGTGGGGTTTTTTGTTAATATAAAGAATAATCAAAATTTACATAAAATAAGGAAGGAACGTATGTTTTATGAATGTAAACAATGTGGGGATAACGTCCCAATCGAAAGAAAGACTGTGGCAAAATTCTTCACTGATTACTGCGTTGATTGTGCTTCTCTTATGGATTCTGGTATTAAAGCTGTTTACTCGCTTGTACCTACCCATAAGGGAGCATATCAACCAGTGACTAACAAGAAGCAAATATATGATGCGACTTGTAATCCTAAGAACTTTGACTTCAACTTGTCTGAGGCTTTAAACGGCAAGTAAGTCATTCGTTTGCACAACCATGTGCAATTTGTTAATATTAATAAAATCAAAAATAACAGAAAGGGGAAAGCAATGCCTAGAGCTTTTAATGACGAAGACATTGTTGTAGTCGATTACAAAACTCGTACCGACTACATCAAGTTCTTGGGCAAAGTCGTTGGCTACGACTCGCCCAACAGAAAGTATGTTGTTCATACTTTTGCACACGCTGACGGATATTATCGAGTCACTAAAGACTTGATTCTCAAGTGTCACAAGTATGAACTCAAACTAGCCACTGGCGAAGATATTGATGCCATGAGTAAACATCAGACTTATATCATCAATAATCTAGCCAAAGAGTGGCAACCCTCTCTTGGTTACGCTTCAAGTGAAAGACAAGAGGCTGGTTTAGCCTATACCTCTTTTGCTCTTCAGCGTATCAAGGATATGAACTTCAACAGAAACTTCACAGAAGTATTACCAATAGAAAGGAATCGCTATGTTTCATGGATGTAGTATAGATGTGACTCCAGTCACACTGGGTAGGATAATCCCACGTAGAGATGTACCAGTTGGTCATGTATTTAAATACAAATCAACTGCCAACTCTGAGGGCTATATGTATGCCCACTTAGATAAGTTTGACTCAATTATGTATTCACTCAAGTTTGATAAATATGCCAAGTCAAGCACCACGTCAACGCCAATGACATTCACTTCAACGCCAGACACAAGTCCACGTATGAGTAACGAGGTTGAGATTGTAGGTTACTACAACTTCACTGTGACTTTACAGAAAGTGCCTGAGGTTGTTCCTTTGTCATCAATCAAGAATGCTCACACTGCTGTGTCATTCAAAAATGATTTTGACGAACAGGACTACCCTCACATTTATCTTGTGCTTGGCGAGACATCTGCTAGGAACAGCTCACATTATCCTGTCTCTGAGAATAGGTTACTCTTGAAACTCACTAAGAACTTCTCGATTGACAAAACTAAGTGGTGTGCCTTGAGCAGTATGCATGAGAGCACAATGTCAGCCATACGTGGCACTGTTGGTGTTAACATTTATGAAGGAGGTGAATGATGCCTTACTCACTTAAGAACCATACTAGCCGTGGGACAATGATATCAACTCCTAAGCATATGAATGAGATAGCAAATCAAATGAATAATTTTCTTCTTAAATTTGCTAAGGACAATAAACTGAACAGCAATTACTTTTCAAAAGTGTCTATGGATGTTCACCCTCTTGTGATATCTGCTGCTCGTAAGATTCGTATCCTTGCAAAGCCTACACAAGATTTTGTAAAAGAAATCGAAAGTGCATGGCGAGGAATGCATGGTCTCAACTCGTGGCATCCTATAAACATTAGGATTACTCACCCTGTCATGTGGGCACACGAAGAAGCTAAGAGATATTCAAAAGATGAAGACTCATTGAACTGTCTTGCTTTTGTAAACTTAGCACTGTCGTATCCAATAGTTAAACAAAGCAATAGATACGGCAGTTCAGGCAATATCAGTCAAACAAACATGGCTAGTGAGAACCCTTGGACTCCAAAGCATACGATTGGGTTTGCTAGTCAGCTTGAGATAGACTTGAAGTGTGAACATAGGAGTCAGTCATGGTTGCCCTTTGCACGAGGTCGCAGACGTTTGAATGGCAGACGTGTGATGTCTTTGACTCGTATATTGGCTAGGTATGTGTTGATTGATGAGTTGCTTATTGAGCCTAAGACTATTGACAATCTTGCACAGAAGATAATGGACACATATAAACCGATGGAGTTTTGTGAAACTAAAACTTTACAAGATATGCGAGATATGTATGTCAAGAAAAGTCCTGACACTCCTGGCTCTTGCATGGACAGCACTCATGGGTTTTATGTTACTAGACCACATGAACCAGTTGACTGGTACCACTATTGTCCTAAAACTACGGGCTTCTATGTTAAACGTGCCGATACAGTTCTTGCTCGTACTATTGCTTATTTTAATGAAACTGATAAGAAATGGTATTACACAAGGTTGTACTCGAGTCGTGAACTTTACAGACGTAAACTTCAGCAAGAGTTGAAAAACTTGGGTATTGAACGTGCTGAGGAAAATACTTTACTTCGGCAACTTCGTGGAGGTAAAGATGTAGAGTTTGACATACCACTCAGTAAGTACAATAGCAAGGACTCTTGTCCGATTCCATACTTTGACTTTATGCCTGCAAATTTTATGTGGATACGAGTGAAAGACGGAGTCAACAAGTGTTTGCTTACTTCTAGTAATGATAAACCTGAGGGCAGAGGCTGGGCTAGTCCTAACCTAGCAACTACTAATGGTGGTCATGTGTATGAGTATGGCAGTCAAAGGAGTTGTCATTATTGTGATAATGAAGTTTATGATGAAGACTCTCCAATACGAGCCCCTGATGGTGCACTATTCTGCTCCTCTGATTGTGCATCAGATGCCAACTATGTGAGGTGGCAGACCAGTGATAACTGTGAGTGGCGACAATATGCTTTTGACCCTAAAGTAAATATGGATTGTCTTTGGGAGCCAACCATATTCAGTAATCTAAACGCAGCTATCGAATCTCGTGAGGGTGTGTTTATTTACTGGCATCCTTGGGCTGACGTAGAGTTTCCCATCATGCGAAGTGTGTGGGCAACTCAACAGGGCTGGGGCTTTAGGACTACAAGTATTCTACATTATCATGGGATGGTACACCCCATCACTGGTAAAAGAATCGTAAGCAGTAGTGGTAGACAACGACATCAAGTTTGCTACCCTGAGGCTTACACAAGAAGGTCAGGCAACTATGCTGAGGTACTGCCAGGTGGTGGTGTTGGCATGGTGTTTCTTAAAATACATGGCGAACATAAACGTCTAAGTATTTACAGAGACAATGGTCTGACAAAAGCTGTGCTTGAGAATAAGAGCAAGTTTGTCAAGATAGACAGCTCTAACGGACACTCAAGTGAAAGAGTAGAGTTCTCGTTTACGAATCAATATTTTGATTTCATGAACTTAGAAAGAAGTAGCAAAACAAGAGTTCTTCAACATGCTCTACCTGCTGAAGGCGTAACAATATGTGCGTCTTTTGAAGAGTACTATAATAAAATTAACCAACCAAAGAAGGAGACTTTATAATGTCTTTATATAACTATGACTGGAGCACAAAGCTTCAAGAACCTGAGGTCGCAACAATGACCAAAGTAACTCGTGGTAAACAGATGGATAATCTGCTCTATGATTTACTGACAACAGTATCGCCTCATGGCAAAGAGAAACTGATAAGTGATATCATACTCGAAGCACTTGCCAAAGGCACTAAGAAAAAGAAAGGTTACAAGGCACACATTGATGTCAAAGGTAATCTTATCGTAAAAGTAGGGGACTATAAGAAATCTAAAGTTATGTTCAGTTCGCACATGGACACTGTGCAAAGCAGAGTGCCAGTAGACAAGACTGACTTACGTATCACTGATGAGGGTTATGTATATGCCTCGTATGATAAAGATGTGCATGAATATGTGTACAAAGACAAAGTCATGACCAAGAATGAGATTGCTGACTTGACTGAAGATAAAGGCTTCAAGTTTCAGAACTACATTCTTATGGGCAAGGGCAAAACCAAATCAGTCTATGGCTCAGATAATGACTTTGATGATTGGGTAAAAACAGACATATCTGTTACCAGTAGGACATCAGTTAAGCCAGTATCAAGTGTACTCGGTGCAGATGACAAACTTGGTTGCTACATCATGTGCAGACTAATCATGAATGGCACAGATGGTTTGTATGTATTCCATACTGGCGAAGAGTGTGGTGGTATCGGCTCGAGCCACATATCTGAACAGACACCTGAGGTTGTCAAAGGCATGAACTATTGTATTGCTTTCGACAGATATGAGTATGGACACATCATCACTCATCAAGCTGGTGGTCGCTGTTGTTCAGATGCTTTTGCAAATAGTCTAGCTGCAAAGCTAAATCCTTTGTTGCCACCTAAACAACAAATGGCTCCGAACACTGGTGGTTCATTTACTGACTCTGCAAACTACACCAAGCTAATAGCTGAGTGTACTAATGTCTCTGTCAGTTACAAGAATCAACATTCAAGTCGTGAGCACTTTGACTTGATATGGTTTAGAGATGTTCTGATACCTGCTTTGTTGAAGATAACGTGGGACGACTTACCAGTGGTCAGAGACCCCAAAGAGGAGGTGTCCCCCTTTCGTCGTTCGGGTTACTATGGGGCGAGGCAAGGCTCGTTTTTCAAAGCACATTCCTCGAACAAGAGTACGAGGTCTTTGGTTTCAGCAGGGAGCTCTCTCTCGTCTTCAGAGCGAATGAACCAGTCTACGATAGACAAGTGCAATCATCTGCTTGATGATAAGTTCTATGGCTATGACCCTGAAGAAGGTCTGCCTGAGCATATGAGTGATAAACAGAAAGCAGACTTTGTTAAGTACACTATCGTCAAAGACAATCTTACTATGCAACAGATAGCTGAGTTGATTGTTGAGGCTGAGAAAGAAACAACTAAGAGAGTTGAACTTGACTCCTATGGATTAGGTTCACCTTATCACTCAGGCTATTGGGAATACTAATACTTCCTTCCCCTGCCCCCCTATCGGTTTTTATCGGTAGGGGGGTTTTTTATTTTGGGGGGTTGACGAAATTTAAAAGCTGTGATAAAAGCGAGAAACTTGCCGAGGGGAACACCTAGAGAGGAACACAAATGAATATTCAAGATTTTATAAAACAACATGAGCCGTTGGATAATACGTCCAGCAGACTCAACTGCCCTGAATGTGGTGGCAGAAATACATTTACGATTACAAAAGAGTATGGCAAACTCCTTTGGAATTGTTATAAGGCTTCTTGTCGCATCAAAGGTGCTAAAGGTGTGACTAGAACCAAAGATGATATAAAAAGTTTGGTCAGCTCGCAAAACTATCATTCTATCTATCATCTCGCTGAGCACTTCGTGCCAGTTCACAATCATTCACAATCCATGCAATATTTAGAACGCAACAACTGTCTGCACGCTCTGCACGACAGACTTGCAAAAATTATGTATGACCCAAAACAAAATCGAACTGTGTTTGTAGTCCAGGACGATTCACAAGTTTATGATGCTATAGGCAGAAGTTTCAGTAACAGAGTTTTACCTAAATGGTACAGATATGGCAACTCATCAAAGCTATTCACTTGTGGTGACCACGACACTGCTATACTTGTAGAAGATGCAGCAAGTGCTTGTGCAGTTTCACAAGTGTCCACTGGTGTGGCACTTTTAGGCACTAACTTAAAAGATGCCGACCTCACACCACTGCGAAAGTACAAGCACGTATACATTTGTTTGGATGCTGATGCTACTCGCAAGTCGCTTGACATACAAAAGTATTTAGCGTACTTTGTATCCTGTAATGTAGTAAGACTAAAGGACGACTTAAAATATTTCAACAAAGAGGAGATTAAAAGATTAGTATGGAACAGCAACTAATTAAACTCCTAATGCACAAAGATTTTTTTGATGCAAACAAAACTCGTGTAATGCGTTCAATGTTTCCAAACGAGTTAACAGACTTGTATGATACCATTGTCAATGGACACGAGAGTTACGAAAGGGACTTATCTTTACAAGAGATTAGGGAGATATACAGAGTCAGTAACCCCACTGCCACTCGTGCAAAACGAGAAGCAGTAGCTGAGGTGTTGTCTGACATTGAACATCTACCACCCATAGGAACTGACGTAGCTACAGATGTATTAGAAAAGATGTGGCAACAGGAGATAGGACGTAATATCGCAGATATGGGTCTAGCGATTATGGAAGGCTCACCTGAGAAGATTCACGACGTGAGGGCACTCATAGATAAATCAGAGCAAGGCTTTGTTCCTGATGATGATGTCACACCAATCACAACAGACTTAGACACCTTGTTAGAATATGCACAGAGTGAGAACTGTTGGGAGTTCAATGTGCCTAGTCTTAACAGAGTGGTTAGAGGTGGTAAGGCAGGAGAGTTTATGATTTCTTTTGCTAGACCTGAGATTGGTAAGACTGCCTTTTACGTATCACTTGTAGCATCCCCAAACGGCTTCTGTTCACAAGGAGCTGATGTTCACATAATAACCAACGAAGAACCTGCACGTAGAACTATGCTTCGTGCAGTTAGTGCATACACTGGATACAGTGAAGACGATATATATAAGAATCGTTCACAAGCAAAAGACAAGTTCACAGAGATTGCTCACAACATAACTATGATTGACAATGTAGATGCATCAATAGAATGGCTAAATAAATATTGTGAAAACAAAAAGCCTGATGTGTTGATTGTTGACCAGTTAGACAAGTTAGATGTCATGGGCACTTTTGCAAGGACAGATGAAAAGCTGAGAAGTATCTACACAAAATATCGTGAGATATGTAAGAGACATAATCTGTTTGGTATTGGTATTAGTCAGGCTAGTGCTGATGCTGAGGGCAAAACAAATGTTACTTATGCTATGATGGAGAACAGTAAGACTGGTAAAGCCGCTGAAGCTGACTTGATAATCGGCATCGGTAAATCAGATATTACTGACAACACAGATAAGAAACGATACTTAACTATATCAAAGAATAAATTAACGGGCTTCCATGGCAAAATCATTTGCAACTTGGATACAGATTTGAGTAGGTATACAGCATGACAACAACGTATTTAGACGTAGAAACTACATTTGTGGTGGATGAGAATAGGAGAACAGACCCTTCACCATTTAATGCAAACAATAAATTAGTAACAGTTCAGTATTCACACAATAATGAACTGCCACAGTTACATTGGTTTTATCACAAAGACATGGATGAGATGTCAACTGAGATGGCTGTGGGCGAAGCATTTAACTTAGTGCAAAATGTGTTAGACAAAACTACTTTACTTGTTGGTCACAATATTAAGTTTGACTTAATGTGGCTTTGGGAAAGTGGCTTTACTTATGATGGCAAAGTATATGACACTATGATTGGTGAATATATATTGATGCGAGGTCAAAAGTGGGGATTGAGTTTGTATGACTCATGTGTGCGTAGAAAAGTCGCATTAAAGAAATCTGACTTGACTCACAATTATTTAAAAGATGGTATTGGTTTTGATGCTATGCCTATGGACGTTGTTCAAGAGTATGGCATAGCTGATGTAGAATCCACAAAACAATTACATCTTGCACAACAAGAAATATTTAAAAATTCACACAACTCACCGATGCGAAAGCATTTGAAGTTGATGAATGACTTTCTTCCTATACTCACAGTTATTGAACGTAACGGAATCAAGATTGATTTCACAACCTTGGACAAAGTGCGACTTGACTATGAGAAAGAGCAGAAAGAATTAAAGGCTAAGATGGAAGAAATATGCCGTGAAGTTATGGGCGATACAAATGTAAACTTTGCATCTCCTGAGCAAGTAAGTCAGTTGATTTACTCACGTAAAGTTATTGATAAGAAGAAGTGGGCAGAGGCTTTCAATATAGGTCTCAATGAAAAAGGTAAGCCTTTATTAAGACCTAGGCTAAGTCTGCCACAATTTGCATCAATGGTAAAAGCTATGACCACTCGTGTTCACAGAACAAAAGCACAACATTGTCACAAGTGTCATGGCAAAGGCGAGTTCTTCAAGATAAGGAAGGACGGACAGAGATGGAAGAAAGCTACTAAATGTCCTGCGTGTTTTGGTGCAGGGTTTATCTACATGCCTCTTCCTAAAATTGGTGGACTCACAATGAATCCAAGAGATATTGGAGATGTGTCTGCCAATGGGTTTGCTACTGATAAAACCACTTTAATTAGACTATTAGCTATTGCTAAACATAATAGTAACTTAAAAGCACAAGAGTTTCTTAGGTCTACCATAAGACTAAATGCAGTAGACGTGTATCTGTCTAGTTTCGTTGGTGGCATATCTCGCAACACAAGAAGTAATGGTTTGTTGCATCCGAAGTTTAATCAATGTGTCACTAGGACTACTAGGTTGTCTTCATCAGACCCTAACTTCCAAAATCAACCACGAGGTTCAACATTCCCAGTTAGGGCAGTTGTTGTGTCTAGGTTTGATAATGGGTCTATACTACAAGCCGACTATAGTCAGTTAGAGTTTCGTATTGCTGCTCAACTCTGTGGCGATGAAACTATGATTGATGACATCATGAAAGGAAGTGATGTTCACAAATATACTGCTTCTATTATATTTGATAAGCCTGAAGCAGAAGTTACTAAAGAAGAACGTACTGAAGCTAAGGCACATACCTTTAAGCCCTTATACGGGGGTACTACAGGTACCCCAAATGAGACGGCTTACTATAAAGCCTTCGTTGATAAGTACCCAAAGCTAGGAAAATGGCATGAGACTTTACAAACTGAAGCTATATCGACTGGTGTTGTTACCTTGGATACTGGTCAGCAATTTGCTTTTCCAGATACTAGACGACTTGCCAACGGAAATGCATCAGGAGCACCTTCTATTAAGAATTATCCTGTCCAAGGTCTTGCAGGTGGTTGCGTGGTTCCACTGGCACTTATTCATTTGCAAAATGAGATTGTCAATAAAAGAGTTGCATCTAAGATTATTAATACAGTCCATGACTCGATAGTCTTAGATGTATATCCTGGTGAAGAAGAAGTTGTAGCACGTATGACATATGATGCTATGACTAAAGTAGACAAGCAGTTTGAGGAACTTTATAACGTAACTTGGAAAGTTCCTTTGGCTGTGGATTTAGAAATAGGTAAAGATTGGTTGAATATGAAAGAATATAGCTTGACTAACTCTACCGAATGTAATATAAATTGAGTTCCAATATCAACAAGGAGTGTAAATATGGAAACATTACCAGTTGTAAATTCAAATACAAATTTTGAAGATATCGCTAAACTAATCGGTCAAGAGGAGCCATCTAGTCCTGCTAGAAATATGTTCTTCTTGAAGATAAACAGAGACCATGAAGATGATGAGGGTAATTCGTTACCTGCAGGTTCTTGGTCTGTGTCGCTACCTGATAAAACAGTGTATGCAAAAGAGATTGACTTTCAAGTCTTTGTTCAAAGATATCAGTATCTACATTATGATGCTGAGGTGAACGAGATGGTCAACAAATCTGTGATGGCAAAGAACTTGTATCCACAAACTGAGATACCTGACATGTTAGGTACTTTCAGGTGTGGCTCAGTTCCTGCTAGTCAAAGAGAAAGCCTATCAGCAGACAAAGCAATGCAACAAAAAAATATTAAGTGCTTTCGTATGTTGTTTGGCAAAGCTACTTTTCTCGACGCAGTCGATGAAAAGGGTGCAAAGGTAGAAGACGCAGTAGAGGTTCCTATCCTTTGGAGAGCAAGGGGTAGTAATTTTATGCCCATATCTGTTCCTATGGACGCTCTAACTGCACAGAAAAAACCTTTTATCTTTTACAAACTCCACGCTTCTTTGGAAAAGAAGAAGAATGGTGGGTTAGTATATTATGTAGGTAAGTTCGACAATAGCCCTCAACTCGTCGACTTCACTCCAGCTGACCAAGATACCTTGGGTTACTTTATGGACTACATAAATGCCGAGAACACTGCAGTGATGAAGGAATATGATGATGCCTTACGAAAGCAAGGTAAAATGGTAGACCAAGATGCAGTCACTGTAACCTCGGATGACGTTCTGAATGATGATTTGCCCGAGTCATTGACAGGATGAATACAAAACAAGCCGCTATAGTTTCGTTCCTTTCAAGAGCGGCTCGTGGGGAGACAGAAATGTCTCCTCACATTATTAATGAATTTGCAGAGAATTGCAAACAAGCCTTAAACAAACAATTCAACGAAAAGAAAACAGATTTTAGATTAAGAATGAGTAATATTGGCAAACCTCTTTGTCAATTACAGATGCAAGCCTTAGGAGCAGAAGAAGAAACACCTAGCTATGATTTCAAAATGCGAATGGCTATGGGTGATGTACTAGAGGCTTTGATTATTGCAGTGATACAAGCATCAGGAATAGAAATAAAAAATAAACATGGTAAGGTAAAATTACCAATAAATAAAAAAAGTTCAATAGAAGGTGAATTTGATATTGAATTAGACGATGGAATTTACGATATAAAAACTGCATCCCCATTTGCTTTTGAGAATAAATTTAAGCCTGATGATGCTTATGAAAGAATAAAAGAGTCCGATGCTTTTGGTTATGTGACACAAGGACATGGCTATGGTATGGCTAGTGATAAGCCATTTAAAGGTTGGATTGCTCTCAATAAGTCAACTGGGGAAATAACTATTGCAGAAGCAAAAGATACTAAACAAGAAAGAGAGGACGTGTATGATAAGATACAACACACTTATAAATCGATATCTAAGCGAAAGGCTTTTCGAAGGTGTTTCACCGATGTCGAGGAAGTCTTTTATAAAAAACCTACAGGTAATAGGACCTTGGGGATTGAGTGCAGTTATTGTCCCTACAAGACAAGATGCTGGAAAAACCTCGAGTTCAAAAGACAATTACCAAGCAAAGGAAGAAACCCCAAGTGGATTTGGTACACCCATATCACCGAAGAGTGGCGTAACACTGACGATTCAGTATAAAGGCACTGACGGCTCTCCTATTGCAAAAATATTTAAGATAAGTAGAGAGAGAGCAGATGCCTTTATCGAAGAACTCAACAGCCAAGTCCCTTTCCCGACCCTCGAAACGAAAGGTCAGAAAGTTACCATCCCAGCGGCTAACATCACAGAAATCCGTATTGAAGAAGAAGAGGATGTCTCCAAGGTCAGCAAAAGCAAAGGGAAGAAAGCTACAGACATGGGTAGCAGAAAAACTACTAAGTCTACTTAAAAGAGTAACTGAGTTGGACATCAAGTCTACTCCTATGGGAGTCAACGGAGTTGATGTCCAGTTATCTACAGTTGCCTATAAACAATTCCCTTACAACATCGAGTGTAAAAATACAGAGAGAATGACTACAATTTATAATTATTATGAACAAGCTGAGACTCACAATTACAAGGGTGAACCATTATTAATTATAAAGATGAATAGAAGAAAACCTTTAGCTATAGTTGATGCTGAACATTTTATAGAAGTGGTAACAAAAAATGACTAAAATAGTACACGATACATGGCAATCTGTTATGAACCATGAACGTAATCCTTTACGTCACATACCTGACTTAAATACAAGACATATGGTTATGCAAGTGTTAGCATGGATGTGGTGTATAATTTTCTCTATGTATTTTGGAAGTATGTGGGTATTTGGTATAACTGCTGTTGCTCATGTATTCTTGATAAGTGCAGTTGTGTTAACAGTAGCTACCTTCGAAACTGCAAAGAGAAAGCCGTCAGTTTTTTTGAGGAAAAAATCATGAGTAAAATAAATTTAAACAGAGGTGATTCTGCTATTATAATCAGACACTTAGACAAAGGTTTTGATGTAGAGATTTATCATAGTCACGATAAAAATTTATTGACAGAAGAAGATACTATGTTCTATGCTTTACTCACAAGAGGTATGGTTCACACTGCTATAAGAGATACAGACCAAGTATTAGAAGATGGACGTCAAAGTATAGACGAAGAAATAGGAAGAGTAACAATACATTGAGACACATGGAGTACATGAAGATGAGGATTAAACAAGCACAAGAACAGTCTGACAATGTAGAGTTGGAAGATATGGTAAATAGTCCTGCTCATTACAATGATTTTGGTATAGAGTGTATTGATGCCATACAAGCTGCTACGGGCACTGAATTTAAGAGTTACTTACAAGGAAATATTATGAAGTATTTGTGGAGATACAAATACAAAGGCAAGCCTTTGCAGGACTTGCAGAAAGCCGAGTGGTATTTATCTCGCTTGATTAGTGTGGTGCAAGATGAGGAAGTCGAAGATAACGATTAGAGTGTCTGCTGAAGTGGATTCGGAAGAGTTCACACTTGACAAAGAGGAGCTTCCATTTATATTGGAAGATATGATTGGTGACCTACTACATGAAATAGTTGGGTTGCAAACAAAAGATGTAACTATAAGGGTATTAAGATGAAAAGTAACGTAATTTTACCAACGTATTATCAACAATTTATTCACAAGTCTAGATATGCAAGATGGCTTGATGATGAAAACAGAAGAGAGGAATGGCATGAGACTGTGGGCAGATATGTAAACTTTATGAGTTCACATCTTTTGAAAAAACATAGTTATACTATACCTGACAATGTTAAAGAAGAACTGCATGAGGCTATACTTCACTCTGAAGTTATGCCGTCTATGAGAGCTATGATGACTGCAGGCAAGGCTTTAGATAGAGATAACACTGCAGGATATAATTGTTCTTATTTGCCAGTAGATGACCCAAAAGCATTTGATGAAGCTATGTATATACTTATGTGTGGCACTGGTGTTGGCTTCTCTGTGGAACGAGATTGCATAAGTAAGTTGCCTGAAGTTCCTGGATTATTGTTTGATACAGAAGAAACTATTATTGTTAAAGACAGTAAAGAAGGATGGGCAAAAGCTTTCCGTAAGCTATTGGCTTTACTATGGGCAGGAGAGATACCTAAATGGGACTTGTCTCTTATTAGACCTGCTGGTGCAAAGCTAAAGATATTTGGTGGTAGAGCATCAGGACCAGTTCCCTTGGATAATTTGTTTCGGTTCACATTAAAAGTGTTTAAAGAAGCAAAAGGTAGAAAGTTGTCAAGCCTAGAATGTCACGACCTTATGTGTAAAGTAGGAGAAGTTGTAGTCTCAGGTGGTGTAAGACGTTCTGCTATGATTAGCTTATCTAATTTATCTGATGGCAGAATGAGACATGCTAAAACTGGAGAATTTTATAAGACTGAACCACAACGACAAATGTCAAATAACTCAGTAGCTTACACAGATAAGCCTGATTCTTACACATTTATGAGAGAGTGGCTTGCTTTGGCTGAGTCTGGAACTGGTGAGAGAGGTATGTTTTATCGTGGGGCGGCTAAGAATAAGGCGGCTGAGAATGGTAGAAGAAATCCTGAGTATGATTTCGGCACTAATCCATGTAGTGAGATTATATTGCGTCCATATCAGTTCTGTAACTTATCTGAGATAATTGTACGTGGGAATGACACTGTTGAGGACTTGAAAAAGAAAGTTCGTGTAGCTACTATAATAGGTACGTTTCAGTCTACCTTAACTCACTTTCCATACTTACGTAAGATATGGCATACTAACACGTCTGAAGAGAGGTTGCTAGGTGTGTCTATGACAGGCATTATGGATAATGCTATTACTAATGGTAAGGATAAGGATACAGACTTAAATTATGTTTTACAGTTGTTAAAAGAAGTAGCCGTTGACACTAACAAAGAGTTTGCTGAGGCTATGGGTATACCACAATCTACGGCTATTACTTGTGTAAAACCATCAGGCACAGTTTCACAACTCACAGATTCTGCGTCAGGTATCCATGCAAGACACAGTCAGTATTACATAAGAACTGTGCGTGGAGATAAAAAAGACCCACTCACACAATTTATGATGGACCAAAACATACCATGGGAAACTGACGGATGGAGTCAAAGTAATGCTGTATTTAGCTTTCCTATTAAAGCACCTGATATGTGTGTGACTAGAGATGATATGTCTGCTATTGAACAATTAGAGTTTTGGAAAGTCTATGCTTCTAGTTGGTGTGAGCATAAGCCATCTGTAACTATATCTGTTGGCAAAGATGAATGGTTAGAGACTGGTGCTTGGATATATAAGAACTTTGATATAGCTTCAGGCTTGTCTTTCTTGCCAAGAAGTGATATGGTGTATGAACAAGCACCTTATCAAGATTGTACGGAGGAACACTACAAAGAGTTTTTAACTAAGATGCCTGAGTTTATTGATTGGTCAAAACTTGCTGAGTATGAAAAAGAAGATAATACTGTAGGTAATCAAACATTAGCTTGTACAGCAGATAGCTGTGAAGTGGTGGATATAGGTTAAAATATGGCTATTGTTGACAGATTCTATATACAAGGACAACGAGACTTTTATAGGACGAAGAAGACTAGACGTATTATACATGAGTCCACAAACCCATTTAATCCCTCTTCTTTTAGAGGGAAAGAATGGTTGAGGGGATTTAATCACAGTTACTTTAAAAATCTAAGGAGAAACAAAAGTGAGAGAAATGTTACTAGGAGCACTTAAATCTTATTATGTCGGACACATAAATAAGCATATTGCGAATGTAGAAATATATTTAAGCAGGTCAACGGGTATCGGAGAGCATTCAGATATCATTGAGGCTATGGATAAAGAGATATCAGAAATAGGTAAATATGATGACAGACTATCCATGATACTTAAGTATTTAGAAAGAAAACAGCCAGAGGAAACTACTGAAAGCAAAAAGAAGTGAAGCCGTCAGTAAAGGACCGAAAGAAGTTTGACATTGATTTGAACTACGGAGAGGTCCGAGAAAAACAAGTTGCAGACATGCTTCAAAATAAAAAGATTGAAGTTAAATCTGAAAGAGATATGTGGCAACGAACTGGCAATATAGCAGTGGAGTATGAAAGTTATGGTAAACCTTCGGGAATCAAAGCAACAGAATCAGATTATTGGTTTCATAACCTATGTATTGGGGATGAAACCTATGCAACACTTGTTTTTCGGACTGATGTTTTACGCAGTATTATTAACTCTCTTGACTACACTAAAACAGTAAAGGGGGGCGACCACAATGCATCGACGATGTATTTACTTAATATACAGAAATTATTTTCATCGGACGTAATCAAGGCATTCAGAGAAAGGAACAAGAATGGCAAAGATAGAGAAACCTCAGAGCCCAGTGTGGAAAAACGCACAGAGGTATAGGGCTAGATTTTTTGAATCACGTTTTCCCATATGTGGTACACATTTAGTGTACGTCGTAGAGGGCAGAAAGTGGGCAAGAATATCACAAGGAGACTTAGTTAGTGACGACAACAGAAGTGCACTGGTTAGGTTTAGAATGAGTATGAAAGAGTGGGAGAAACTTCCATCAAAGGAAAAGTATGTCGATAAAAAGAATTGAACTTATAAATGACTTAGATTTAGAACTTTCGTTAACCCTGAATGGTATAGGTGTTGTAATAGCACCTGAGCACGAAGACCCTTCCTTTAGTGAATACACTTGGGATGAAGTCACAAAGACACTTATAGATAGTCACACGATTGCAGTGTTGAGGAAAAATGATGTGAGGATTAGTGGTAGCAGTAAAGAGTTCTTGACGAGAGTTGCAGAGCAGCTCCGTTCACAAGCTAGTAAAATAGAAGATAAGTTAAATGCTATGGAAGTGATTAACGAAGGTTAAGTCGCACCCATCTCTTCGTCATCTCTGACCTCATTAAAGTTAGGAACTGGCATATATTGAGAATATAAAGCTATTTCTTGTTGTTCAAGCTTTTTTAACAACTCTGCTTTTTCTGCTTTAGTGTTTCCAAGATTAACTTCTATAAATGTAAAAGCGTTGTCTTCATCTGGACGGACAATCTTTGGTTTAAGTCCCAACCCTTCCAATGCTTTAATTTTGTATTTACCATACTGAAGTGAGAAACCCAAATTCTTTTCTTTCACAGTTCCGTCACTATTCACAGTCGGCATTTTAGCTATAAGTTCTTCTAATTTTTTATCGCTAGGCATACCATATTTTAAATAAAACGGATTGTTTTTTCTTTCTTTAAAGTTAGCTAAGGGTGAAAGACCTAGTTTTGGTTTAAAAAGATTTATCACTTTAACTCTATTTGATGCATCAGCAAGAGCATTTAAGTAATCCATGTCTTTATCTTTATTAGTTAAAAAAGTGTGAGGTCTGGAACGAAATTGTTTATGTATTTCTTTAGATTTTTCTTTACTAAATAAATTTAATACTTCCTGAATATCCAAAAATTTACCATGCCTCATAGTGGTTCCATATTCTGATACAGAGTGTTTGTTAGTAAAATTATCCACAATATATTGTGTGGCTTCTCCATTTCTATTTGTTATATCATCTTTTATGAAGTTTTCTATGAGTTCATCAAGGTTGAATTTATCATTATATTCATCCCAAAAACTCATAAATGTATTTCTCTCTCGGACATTTTTATATAAATCAGAAATAGCATCAAACATACTGACGGACTGACCTTTAGCTCTTTTGTTTGCTAACTCTTGGAAATCTTCTGTAACAACTTTAAATAAAAAATTATCACTAGCAGATATTTTATCTTTAAAGGGACTTGTAAGATATTCTTTCATTGCTGCTTTTCCAGGTGGACCTGCAGAAAATACTCCACTGCTCCATCCTGCAAGCTCAGCCATAGTTGTAAATGTATTAAATTGTAATTTATCAAAACCATCTTTTAAAGCTTGTTTTACATTATGTAATGTGCTTATTTCAACTAATTTATCAGGACGATTTTGTAAGTTAGCGAACGCTTTATTTGCAGTGGTGTTTGTGTAAGCAAGAGCACCTAACATTTCTGTTTCATCTTCTAAATTATATGCACGTTCAAAGCGTTCCATCTGTTGCTCAGGTGTAAGAATTGCATCTCCTCTTTGTTGCATTCTCATATTATCTAACATAGCTTCGGGATTTTTAAATTGAGAAGTTTTGAAAGTATCAAACTGTTCTTCGCCTAATCTTTTTACTCTTTTTCCTTTACCCCAGTTTAATTCTAATGACTTTAGTTTATTCCTAAGTTCTACGGGAAAGCCCATGGCTAACTGTGATGCAGGTGCATTTACATTACTAGCTTTATATAATTGATACAGTTCAGGTCCACCTAACTTTTCCCACTCTATCAAATCTCTTATTTGGTCCATGACTGTCATTGGTTTTAATTTAGCTTTAATGTCAACTGCACTTTGCTTAGCGGCTAACGAAGTTAATAAACCTATAGACTCTGCTTCTATATCTATTATTTCTCCTTTTTGAGCAGAGTTATGAGCTTCTTTTGCTGCTTCAATTTCACCCATGTCCTCTATTTGTTTTTCTGACAACATTTCTGGCACTGCTTCTATATTACCTTTTTCATTTACTCTTAATTTCGGTCTTATTGTAAGACCAGGGACAGCTTGTAAATTATGTGTGTTCGTTAAACCTTTTCTTGATAAGATTAAAGTTTGTGCATCAATTCTTGCTAAAGTTTGTGCATACTTTACTAAATCATCAAGAGTAACGGCATCTCCTGCTCTGCCTTTAAACTTCCCTTGTAAAAATTCACCAACACCAGAATTTACAGATATATTTGGTATTTGTGTGTCTTTTCCGATTACGCCTGGTAAAAACATCTCTCTTGTTATATTGACTGTATCAACAGCATTAAAACTGTTTTGCACAGCTATTTTAACAAAATTTTTAATGGCATTTTCAATCAATATAATTCTTTCAGAATTTTGTGCTTCTACTATTTCAGGGAATAATTCTTTAACTTCTTTATCCTCCGCTTTTATTAGTCTAAGCACATCATCAATGGTCATTCTGTTATTAGCTATGCCCCCACGTATTAAAGAACCAAAGTTTTGAGTTTTCTTGACTTTTCCCTGTAGTGATATGTTAGGAACAGGCACTAGTTGTAACATAGCATTTAGCTTTTGCATTCTTCTTTTAAATGTTAAAAAACTCTTGATACTTGGTAAAACACCAGCAGGATTTTCTACGTTACGTGGAAATTGAACTAAAAAATCTCCAACCAAATCGTCATCAGGAGGATTAGGATTTATGCCATAATTGTTAAATTTTGCAACACTTTCATCATAATTAGATATATCTGCTCCGTCCCTAGTCATTTTCTCAAGTCTGACTTTTTTAGACGGGTCTAGCATTCCTGCCTCTTCCAAGTCTTTTATTTGAGCATATTCTCTAGGTAGTTTTGCTAATGCAAATACTCCAGGGTCGCCAAATTTTGCACCTATTTTTTGTCCTGTAAATGGGTGTACAGTTCCTGGTTCTAATTCTTTTATCTCTAAACTTCGTACATGACCATATAAAGGAGCCGTTCCTTCTCCGCCTACAACTTGAGGATGTTTATAAGTTTTTGAAAGACCGTAAGGACTCGTAACACCTTTTGCTTTCAATCCTACACCTTCTTCAGAAAAAGATACTCTAAATGCAGGTATTCCTCTTGTGTATCCTGCACTTTGCCATGCCCCTGTCTCAGGATAATTACTAAAATATGTAGAAACATTATCAGCAAAGAAAGGACTTTTCCGTGTTTGTTGTATTTCTAAACCACTTAATTCTTCCGACATCATCAAGTCTTTTACTCTCAATACTGGGAAGTTTGGTTCTGTATTTTTCTTTAACGCTTCTTTTATAACTCTAGCATTATCTGGTAAATTTGTATCAAACTCAGGTAACGTGACTTCTATTTCTTTAACTTCTTCTGAAACACCAAGAGTTTTGTTAAGTTCTTCTTGAGCTGTATCTTTTTGTTTTATAGTCCTATCTTTAATACGCACGCCTTTTTCTTCTAAGGCGTCTCGTAAAATACTTTTACCAGTAGCGTCACTATTTTTCTGTATGTTTGCTACAATACTTTTAGTTAAGTATTCTTCACCAGTTAAGCCCTTCATACCTTTTAGTATAAAACCAAAGCCTGAACCCAATGCGTCTTTAGGTTTAGTGAGAGGGTTTGTAAATTGGGCAGGTCCAAGAGCACGTAATATGCCCCCTGCTGTAGGACCAAACTCAGCAGGTCCAGTTAAACTAAACTTTGGTAAATTGGCTATATCAGTTGGTTTATCAGGAGGGGATGCAATAGGACCTGTGCCCATGCCCTGAGGTTTTAAAGGAGTAAAGTCTGCTTTTTTAAAAGTATTAACAAGTTCCCGAGGACTCATTATACCTAAGTTAGGAGCAGGTCTGTCAGATAGAGCAGCTTTGTAATCCTCTATCTGTTGAGCAATATCTAGTTGTTCAGCTATTAATTTATCTTTTATGGCTTTTGTGTCTTGACGATAAGCACCAGGCAGTATTGGCAACACTTCACCATAATCTAATGATATCCTAGGACTATATTGTTCTTCCAGTATTCCTTGTGCTAAGGAAAACATGCCTGCTTTCTTTTGTTTTTCTGCTGCAGCTTTACGTCTTTGTACAAATCCTTTGACGTCTTCTTCAGTAATAGCAAGGTCTTCTTCTGTACGAGAGGGTTCTCCCACACCTGCTAAGTAAGTGTAATCTATTAAATCTTTATATGCCATTACTTTACCTTAAAGATTCAGTTTGTTTTCTTAAACTTTGTATAGTTTTATCAAGTTCTGGGTCTAGCATTTCTTCTGTTTGGACAGACTCACCACTACGTTGTGAACCTAATAACGCAAACTGTGTGATAATATTACCCACAGCTCCTGCTCCTGTGAAGTATCTTAATAACTTCTTAGATTGTGGCTGTGTTGGACCGATGCCAGTCATTGCATCAGAGAACGCTTTATTAGCAAATAACTTTGCTATTCTTCCTTGGGCACTTAATCTAGCCATACCAGATATGAACTTGCCTGGGTCTAAGGTAAACATATTACCAATAATCTGTGCACCTGCTAAAGCAGAACCTGCGTCAGTACCAGCGTTTTGTATGACTCCTACATAGTTTTTCATGCCATTTAATAATTTTTTATCTTCTGCATTTAGTATTTTTTGAAATACACCTGCACCATCCAGCTTGGTTATGACTGCATCTAACCTATCTGGCATAATTATTGTGTCACCAATTTGTGAATATGCACTTTGTTTTTTGGTTACCTCTTGAAAAACTCCGCTTTGTTTAGAAAACACATAATCTAATAAGCCTGCCCTGACATTAGCTATTTCTGTTTTTTGTTGTCCTTTAGGCAGTTTACCTATAATATCCATCATAGTGTCAACTGTCTTAGTTAAGTCTAGGTCTCTGGCTTGGACGATATTATCAAATACATTTTTTAATTCTGTATTTTTTATACGTGAGCCTAAAGCTAATCTCTCAGCCATTTGTGTACTTTCTAACTTGGCTATCATATCTAAGTCTTTAAATACAGAGGCTTTGTCTATTCCCAAGCTTTTTAATTCACGTGGGCTATAAGATTCTATATATCTTTTTACATCTGCGGCAGAATCAGTTTTAACTGGGCTAACATCTGATGCACCTTTTATTTTATTACTAATGACATCAGCAAAGGCTTCTTTTATTCTAGTCATAGGTCCTATAGGTACATTCTTGCCTTTAAAGTTCTTCATTATGTAGTCTTCTTGAAAAGCAATGTTACTCAAAGTTTTCTGTACAGGTTGTTTTCGTCCTGCTGTGCCTGGGGATATACCTATAGCTTCTGGTATGGTTGTTCCCTCTTGCCCAGTTTTAGCACCTATTCTAGCTTGTAGTTGTACATCTGTTTCTATGACATCAAAGGTTTGTCTATAGAATGCATTAGCTGCATCTATTTCTTCTTTTAAGCCTGTTATGGCAGGTTTGCCTTTTGGTATGATTGGACTAGCTATCTCGTCTAGTAGTGCTGTCCTCAGTCCTTGTGTAAATGATGCTAACTGAGGATTAGCGGCTGTGCCTACATCTCTGCCAAAGACGCCCTTTGACATTTGCCCGAGTAAAACAGCGTAACCATGTAATAACTGTGCAGGAGTTTTTATTTGTATATCGTTAGTATCTAAGTATTTAGCATATTCAGGATGATTCTTCTTTAATCGTGCGACAGCTTTCTCAACACCTTTTGCTGTTAAAACACGAGTGTTGCCACTGACAGCTCCTAACTCCATTAGGTCGGCTACTATGGAATCGACCTTAGGCTCACCTGTGACCACAGGGGTGCTACCAGCTTCTATAGGACTGCCTGGCTTTTGTTTACTAACAGGTATGGTTGTTTTTGCTTCACGACCAACAATTAACCCACGTATTCTTTCTAAGTTATAAGTGCTACCACCTATCTTATCGAATATGTTTTTGTACATACCTCGAGACTCAGTCATGCGTAAGTCAAAGAATAATTCTTCGAGCTCGTTTAGTTTTGTACCAAGTCCTTCAAAATCTACAACAGTTTTACCCTCTCGTATGTTTTTGAGCATCGTACCCATGCTTGACATGGCTGCTCTAAATTGTGAGAAGTTGCCCCCACCAATATTTTTCCTTTGTTCTTTTAAATAATTAACAGCACTTTGCATTTGAGAACGTAAAACTTTTGGTATGATTACAGATGTTTGCTCAGCTAAAGATGCAAGTCTGGATATTTTTTTATCCATGGTTCTTTGTGGGAGAATAGTAGGGACTAAACCTTTTTTATCTGCAAAGTCTTCTGCTTCAATGGCAGATTTATAAATATTAGTATCATCTATAGTTGCCCCTTCTCTTACCCTAGACAATGAACTTTTTAGTTTATCTATTAGAGCAAGTGGGAAAGCTATGGCTGTACCAAATATGCCGCGTAATTCTTGTTTGAACTCTTCGTCTGTTATGTCAGCTTTTTTACCCATTAATTGCTTGAACGCTTGTCCTGCTTTTGGGTCAGTAACTATTTTCTTTATATTCTCTACAAGACTACCAAATTCTTCAGCATCTTCACCACGCAAACCTAATTGTTCTTGTATGAACTGTCTGCCTCGTTCTACACCCTTATTAGTTGTGTACAACATATAACCTAGACCTGCTAATGCAACCACAGGTGCAGCCACGGCTCCTGCAACAGGAACTAGAGATGCTAAGGTTGTTAAGGCAGTTGTGGTTAGTATAGATGTACCAACTGCTGCTGAGTCACCTAATACCTCAAAGCCTAACATAGGAAAATATTTTTGTACGTAATCTAGTGTATTTTGAGTAGGACTTGTAAATGGTGTAAAACTACCATCTGATTTTCTTAGACTTACATAATATTTATCTTGGAAGAAAGAAGCATCTTTATCTTCAATAACTTTGTAGTTCCCTGGACCAACTCTTTCTTTTAATGCATTCTCAAACTGTTCTTTGTTATCTGCAAAGCCTGTTATAGCTTGTCCACCGAACCCCAACATATCGGATACTTCTTGGTTATTCTTCTCAAAAGTGCCTCCCATGCCACTAGCAAGGTCAGATATACGTGAGGTTCTAGCTGCATCAAGTTTTTCTGCGTTACGTCTGAGAGCATCTATATCCATAGTTTTCATCTCAAGAGGTTTACCAGGAATAAAAGGTATATCAACAGGTCCTATGTAAGGTTTTTTAAACATAGGTTCTAAATCAGGTTTTTCTTGAGTTGTGACTGTGCCTGCTGGAGGCACACCTGGAACAGGATTGCCAACTTGTTTGTTAAGACTTCGTATGGTCTTATCTAATTCATCTTGTTCTTGCATTATGTTCTCTCAGTTATAGCATCAATTTCTATTAAGAAAGGATTTTTGTATTTTGTTTTATATTCTTGTAGACTTTGATAACGAGGGTCCATGGATGCTTGGAAAGCTCCTACTGAGTTTTTAGCGAGTATCATAGCTTGTGCAACTTGTCTTTGCATTGTTTGGTCTGTTGATGTTACATCTAATCTCTGTGCTCTAACTAACTGGTCAAATACCATTTTTGCTACAGATATTTTATTTATGTCTAATACCCCATCATCTCCAGTTTCTATGACACTTATGCCACCTTCTTTACCTGCACCATAGTTAACAGCAAATGCACTAGCCATTGAACTTACAAATTGTCTCTCTAATCCTGCTATAGCAGCCATTGCACGAGACTGTCCTATGGTCGGGTCATTGAGTATACCTATATATCTCTCAATTAAGGCTTTATCTTGGTCAGATATTCTAGGGTCTTTAAATATGGCATCTTTTGCACCCTTAAAAAATTCAATAGCACTCTGCAATGCAAATTGCAAATCAGGACCACCCAAGTCTTGTGCAAGCCCTGAAGCACCAAATATATCAGCAAAGTCACTGGCTGTTCTTCTGAACTGTCCTAAGATGTTAAAAGCATTTGGATATTTAGCTAATGTTCTTCTTAGTAAGCCTATCCTATCGAAGTTTTTATAGTTAGTTGAAATTAATTCTTCATTAGCTATTTCTATTTCTCTACTAGGAGCAGCTAGTTTACCATCTACATATCTATCTATAGTTTCAAGTCTAGGTCCACCTTCACCATATATTATTACTCCCATCTCTCCCTTTGCACCTTTTTGTGGTGGGTTGAGGATTGCTTGCTCTGCTAATGCTCGTAGCTCTGCGTCTGATTTATTAGCATTACCTGGTTGTGCACGTATAACATTCATCATACTTTGTAGTTTTTGTTGAAACTGGCTACCACCTGAGGGAGGTCCTGATATACCTTTTGCTATAGCTTCTGGAGTAGCTCTTTGGGTGACGTTTAGTTCTGGCATATCAAATGTGCCTGACAATACTTTCCTTACTTGGTCAACGGGTATATTACTTCTTTGAGCAAACATCTCAACCACTTCATCTGGAGAGTAGTATTTAAATAAATTTTTAAATGAATTAAATATAGAATCCCTAGATGCATCTTTAGGAGCTATATCTACATTTTCTAATTTAGTAACTGGGGGCATAGCTAACATATTTGTGTTAGGTAATTGATTTATATCCACAGATGTTACTGGTATTTTATTGTCATATGCACTCAACATATTGTTTATTATTTTACTGGCTTTGTCTACACTTTTACCACTTATCTTATATGCTTGTTCTGCCACACCTAAATCAATATCAAATGACTGAGCAATGGTTTTTATCTTTTCCATGTCTGATAAAGCCTCAGCTTGTTTCTTTTGAAAGTCACCAGCTTTAGCATTATATAGTTTACCTATGTTGTCCATTCTTGCAACAGCATCTTGCATAGGAGCTTCTAGTGCCTGTTGTAATACAGGTAGTGCCCCTCTCATAATTCCGCCTAGTGTTATTGCCATTACTCTGCTCCTTGTTTAGCCATTAGACCCGTAGGTTTCTCCATTGGTGGCTCTTCAGGCATGTCTTCTTTCATCTTATCGGAAAAACTCTTCATTGACTTAGTATCAAACTCTGTCTTTTCTTTTTTAAATTCTGCTATTTGTTGTAGTCCTTTATCAATCATAGAATTTTGGTCTTTTACAACTGTGTATTCTACACCAGCTTGTTCTGCTAAATGCATAATTAACATAGTCAAGTCTTCACCAGTTAATATTGCAACATCAGGATTCATAAGTCCCTCTGAGAATCCTGCTAATAACAGCGAGTCCACAATAGTTGATATAGGTATTTGTGCATCTACTAAACTTAACAATTTATCTGCTGTATCGTCTTGCTCAAACTTATCCATGAAATAGTCCATAACCTCATCAGGAGTGTTTAACATAGGTGGTTTGTCCCACGGATATATGCCTGGAGTTTTTGTTAAAGATTGTCCTGGGATAGCAGTATCAAACGAAGAGCGTTCTTTACCACTAGGAAGTGTCATAGTGTCTTTGAGTTGAATATCCATTGTTATGTCCTACTTGTTAATAGACCTAACTGTTTCTTTAGTATAGAATTGTATATGCTCTGAGGTCCATATGTTCGTGTTTCCACAGGTGCAGGTCTTGATTTTTGGGAAAAATAACTTGCTCTTCTTCTTTGAGGTCTACCAAATTTTCTATACAAGTCAACATTTGGTGGTGCTTTTAATTGTGTTTGTGGTAACTCACGTCCTTTGCCAAACTTTTGCATAACTAAATTAGTGGCTATTGGAGCTATAATACTCATCATGTTTGATTTTCCTAACTTCTATTGATTGCTGCAATACCTAAGGCAGATATAAAACCACCGATAGCGTTAGAGGATTTCTCATCTAAGTATTGATTGTATAAGTCAGCAGTTACATCTGCTTCTAATATTGCCATGGCATAATTAAATGCTCTATCTTGTGAGTTTTCAGCAGAGGTGTATGCGTAGTCTGCCTCATCTCTATATTGTTGCCATATATTATTAAGTGCAGTGTTTGATATGTTTAGGTAATTAGCTGCGTTAAGTTGATTAGCTGCGTTTATAGCCGCAGTGTTAGCTGTGTTTACATTTCTACGCCAGGTAGCGTTAGACTGTGCAATCTCTACAGCATTTTTTACATTGAACTGGTCTCTACTATTTTGCATTGTAGCACGGAACTGATTAAGTGCATTTGCCTGTCCTGCATTAAACTGTTGCTGTGCATTGAACTGTGTAGAGTTTAATTTATTTATATCAGCAGTCAAAGTCTCAAAGAACTGGTTGACTTGATTTTGACTTGTCGCATTGAAGTTTTGTGCAGCGTTTTGTGCTGCTTGGTCTGACAACAGTGTTTGCATTTTAGCTTGTTGATTTAAAACTTCCGTCTGTTGTGCGTTTGTTAGATTAGACATATCCATCTGCAAGAAACCTTGTGCATTTAGCACCATAGCCTGTTGCCTGTTGTTTAGGTTTGCCATGTCCATCTGTGCAAGAGTCGCAGCATTAGCTAAGCCAGTTGCTTGTGCGTTGCTTAAGTTCTGTAGATTAATAGTTTCTATAGCCTTAGAGTTTGCAAACACACGTTGTTGCTCTTGATTAAAGTTTAAGTTAGCTGCTTCAGCAAATTTTTCAGCGTTGAGGATGTTTGCTTGTTGTTGGTTGGAGAGTGTTTGTCCAGCTAAAGCGGCTTGAACTTGCATCTTTGCAAGAGCAGTTTGTTGTCTATTGGATGTATTAGCCAAAGACACATTTAAATTATTCTGAGTATTTGTCAAGTTAGCCTGCTGTTGATTGTCCATTATTTTTACAGCAGTTTGATAATATGTTTGAGCATCGGCAGTTGCTATCGGTACAGAAGCCTCAAGTATGGCTTGTGTTATAGCAGCTCCTGCCATGGATGATGCGGCTAATCCTCGCTGAGCCATTTGTGCAGTAGCAGTACGAACTACTCCAGCAGCCCATGATGGCACTTGACCATCTTGAAATTGTTGAGATATACGAGATAACTGACCTTGTACAGTCATCTCTGGTGTAACAGCCATGGTTGCACCTTGTATATTACTTACAAAGTCTGACTGTGCTGCAGTTGTATCACCTAAGAAAGCTGTATCCGCAACAGCACCAGAAACTACTTCTGGGGCAGTCACGGCTCTCATAGCTGTATCTGCTTGACTTATTAATCCTTGGGCAGTGCCCTGTTGAGCTTGAGCTTGAGACCTAGCTCTTTCTTGTTCTGTTACCTGTGCAGCTTGTGCTTCTCTAGTTAGCCCTTCACCTGTCTGTGCAACTGCCGCAGGTGTAGTTGCTCCTACTAAAGAAGGTTCTACAGTTGCTGCTGGAGATATTGTTGGTGCGGCTGCTAAAGCAGTTTGTGCTTGAGATATTGGTACTTCAGGAGTTCCTTGAAGTGCATAGGCTTCAGGAGATATTTCTTCACCTGGTTGTATTTGTTGTGATTGTGGTATATATTGTCCCTGGGCAGGCATAGTCGGGTTAGTAACTTGCTGACCCATAAACTCATCAACATTCGTGGTAGTGGTGTTTTCTTCTTCAGCCATTATCTATTTCCCATCAATACTTTGTCTAACTTATCTTCTAATCTTCTTAGTGCATCCATCAATTCATGCACATCATCTTTTACATCATCTTTACGTGCATACTCTTCTCGTGTCTTGTTAAGGAGTATCTGTATTCGTTT